AACTTGACTGTCTGCTATATGAGCAGTATCAATAGAACCATCAACATAGTGCTCTGAATTAATAGAGTCATCGGCTATCTTTGCTCCTGTAACTGCGTCGTTTGCTATGTCAGCTGTTGCTACAGAAAGATTTGTAATATTATCACTGTTAACTGCTATATCACTTGGTAGTGTACCGCTAGCTAACTTTGCCATTGTTACAGCATTGTCAGCTATCTTAGCTGTTGTAACTGAGTCACTAGCTAAATCGCCTGCAACTATAGTGCCATCAAGTATCTTAGCACTTGTTATAGCACCATCTTTTAAATCAGATGTTTGTATTGTTTGATTCTGTTCTTCTTGTGCAGCGAACAGTAACTGCTCATGGTTGGCATTAAGGTCAGCTGCCTTGACTGATGACCCTGCCGTGTATGTAGCCTTTGCACTTTCTACATTTGTATCACGAAAGATACGTATAGCTGCTGGGCTAGCTGGTATGTTGCCTGATGTAAAAACTACATTACCACCACCTGTAGTAGTGTAGCCTGTTATATTGTAGTGTGTGCCTGATGATTTTACGACACCATCTACATCAACTTTTATGTCAGACTCTTGTATAGAAGGGAAAGAAAACGACTTAGTAGCGTTCCCATCCCCAGTATAATCTACGAATGTTGTTGCCATTTATTTGTATATGTTGAGGAGGTTTGCGGTAGTTCGTTGTTTTCTAAGCTGTTCAAATTTTCTAGCTTGCTGTTCTTGTACCACTTTAAGAATGTTTGATTGACTCTTAATTCTAGCCCATGCAATTTTTCTAGCTCTACGAAATAATTTATCTATTTCTCTATTATGCCAATAATCTCTAGCATCAAAATCAGCACGTCTACCAGACTTTATGTCTTCGTACATCTGACGCATAGACGCTAAAGCTTCTGGATTTTTAGCTAATTTATCAAGTTGAAGTTCAAGATTCTGTATGCCTATAGCCTGCTGAAATGCAGATCTAATCTCTGGATGGTCTGTTAAGTTTGTGCCGTCAGGTGCGTAGTATGTGGACATACGTAGGTCATAGCCACTGTCAAATAAGAAGTTTCTACCTTCGCTTTGATCTAAATTTAAGGATACAGGACTAACTGCATTATATGCACGAGTCAAGAAATCCCAGTCTCTTAGTGGTTTACCGTTTAGCATATCATACTTTTTAGGCAACTCGTTAGCAAGTGGATTTATTTGTGTAGCTACTTCACTAAGTAAGTTACGGTTACGTATGGACTGTCTGATACCAGATCCTATTTCACGCATGTATGGTGTAAATAGTTTACCCATTTCATTACGTAAACCAGCTAAAGGTACAGTATTGTTAGCAAGAGATGCTATAATACGTGCTCCCTGTCCGGGTCTACCACCAAATAAATCTACAAAAGACTGTATGCCTGCTAGATATGACTTGCTGGTTACAGCTTGTGCTACTACTAATGATATTTTACCTAACTCGTTTTCTGTCCACTCTTCGCCCATAAGTTCACTTGCGTCACCTACGTCAGCGATTGTAGACATGATAAGGTTAAATGGTTCAAACTGGTCGTAACCTACACGCACGTCACCTATACGTATTGTACGTGGCTCCCACTTACCATCTATCCACATCTGCCTTTTTTGTCTGTCGACTGGGCCGTTACCGTTAAGATCACCACGCATCCATGCCTGTGCAGCCATAAATACTACAGCAGAACCCATAGCTAATCGACCTGTTTGCAATGCTCTAGCGTTAGCAAGCTCTTCTGGTGTGAAGATACCATACTTAGATACACTGCCTAGATTGTTAGGGTTAGCAAATGCAATATCGTTAAACTCTTTAACTAAGAAGTTAAAACCGGGTGTGTACTTACCTGTTAGTGCAAGACCGTTAACACCAGTTCTAGCAAACAAAAAGAATGGCTTGGCTAGTGGTGTAGCTGTAAATACATCGTTTAGACCTTTAGCAAAACCTGTAAGCTCTTGAGTAAGTGTAACTTCTTTCTTTGCGAACGAGGTAGCTTCATCCGTAATATTACCAGCAGAGTCAAAAACTTGACTATAAAAATCATCTTCATAGGCTTTCATCAACTCTTTAGTTATCTTGGGTGTCTGTATACCGTTATTCTGCATGTCTAATACTCTACGCATAGCTTTTTCACGCATCTTAGCACGGCCAAGTACATATGCAAAAGCATCGTCAGTCGCAGCCATAAGCTTTGTAGAGTATGTAAGCATATTAGTATTGTTCATCTGACGTGCCATATTAGCTATACGAAAAGCTGCTTGCTCTCCGGGTGTAGCTCTACCACTATCTTCTGCCCAACGACGTAATATCTCCCAGTTATCATCACCTTTTGTATACTCAGAGTAACGAGTCCTAATATTTCTTATATCACCTTTCCAGTAAGAGTTAAGTTTGTTTTTAAATATTTCAAACGATTCTGGTATAGCTTCTACCATAGCATTGACTGTTGACAAGCTAGCTCGTAAGCCACGTGTGTCACCAGTAAACGGTGCTTTAATAGCATATCCTAATGCTGTTGCAAGAGGTCTTAGCAGAGTTGCTGTAGATGTACCCATAATGGCTCTCACAGGCGTTTTAGGGCCACTTAGGATACTATTGGTCATAACACCCTCTAGCTCCCTTATAAGGACTCCTGTGCGGTTTGGGCCGTTAGGATCTATCTGACCACCCTTTAGTATTTTTCTTGCCCAGTTGTCAAAGTCATCTAAGCTTTGTATTTCTTTCATCATAGAGAAAGCTTCAAACAAAGCGTTGAGTAAGTTGTCGTCTTTGTCATCTTTAGTGATGTTTAGAATAGTCATAATTGACTCTCTAGCATCTGCAACTTCTTTCTTGACTGTTGATTCTAGTGCATCTTTTCTAGCTTTACCAGCACCCAATGCTCTAAATGAGTCAGACTTTATAAATCTTGCTTTCTTTGTTTGGTATAACGCAGTAAGCATAGTATCCATAATCTGTTTGGCTGGGCCGTCTACACTGTTAAGATCTACTAGATCAGCTATTTCTCTACCAGCAATACCTGTATCTCGTAGCTGCTTAAGTAGTGTACCAACAACAAGGTCAGCAACAACTACGTTCTTAGATGTCCAGTTTTCAAAACCATCAATGACATCATTGGTTTCAAACAGCTCTTTTAGATACTCTTCTGCTGACATATCTGCTGCATTTCTACCTTGTGTGATGCGTTGATGTGCTTCGATAGCTTCTCTGTACTTGTTTACTAATGTAGTTCTAGACCCTTTTGCAGCTTCTAGTTCCTTAGCAAACTTTTCTGTACTCATCAAACCTTTCAATATACGTTCGACTTGTTCTTCATCAGTAGCACCTTCTAAAGCTATGCGTTCACGTTCTACAGGTGTAGTAACAGAACCAGTAGATCCATCTTCTGAACCCCAGTCCTTACGTGTTTTAGATAGCTGTTGACGAGCCACCTCTGGTTCAACCTCTGATATGTGTGCCCCTTGGTGTGGTTCTGCAAATGGTGCGTTCTTGTCAGCTCTAAACTCAGCTTCGCCTTTACGGAGCTGTGCAAGACCAGCCTGTAGTGACTGATCCTGTAAGCTTGTGTTTCTTTTTGTTATCTGATTTACAGCACCCTGACCGCCTTTTTTAAGTGCGTATGCTACACCATCAAATATTATACCGATACCCATACCTTCTACAATGTTTTTGAGTTTCATCATTATAGGATGGTCAGTATCTTTTGTAGCTAGAGGTGTATCTATCCAGCCATATCTGTCACGTAATGCAGCTAAAGCGTTCTGCTCATCTGACTCTTTAGATATAAGGTCAGATACAGCACCGACTGCTGCACCTCGTAACACACTACTGCTAGCAAGACCAGCTAGACTTGCTGGTACTGTGACTACTCCAGCTGCTACTGCACCTTTTGCTGCTAGTATCGTGCCAGCTGCAAGAGATCCGAAATGAACCAGACCTCTTAGCTGTTTACCCCACCATGTTTTTGTTTCGATAGGGTTATCATATCCTCCAAACGGTGTCCAGTCAGGCTTATACTCACCGGTAAGACGGCGTTCTCGAGCCATAGCTCCAGTCAACGCATCTATTGTACGCTCTGGAAATGTAGCTAGTGATGATGCAGTATCTTGCAAACCACCTGAGATAATTGATTGACCTTCCTTTAAAACACCTTTGAAGCCCCATGTATCTTCGTTACGTGGGTCAAACTGTACGTCTTCAGCTTTTTGTTGTTCTGCTTGTTCTTGTTCTTGTTCGAGTCTTTGCTCTTCTTGACGTTTAGCATATTCTGACTGTACTCTTTCTGCCTGTTGGGCAATAAAATCTACAGTATCATCATCGAACTCTACAGAATATTTTTCACTCATTAATTTCTCCGTGTCTTCTTAGTGGATTTAGGTACGATCTTATCTCCTTTCTCTCTTAGTCCATAAAAGTCTAAGATTGACGTACGTAAGTCTAGATCTTTGATATCACTAAAGTCTGTAATTTTCTCTTCATCTACAAGACCTGTAGCAGTGAAGTAAGTTTCTCTAAGGTTATCCTTGAACTTTGGACTAAATGCAGATACTCGTGTTTTATCCTTGTTTGCAACAAGAAAGTCTCTAAACATATCTTTAGTAACCATTGAGTTAAGATATTCTTTATCTGCTATTGTAGCCTTCTCAGCTTCACCAATAAATAAGTTATTTAGAGCGTCTGAATGTGAGTCCCACCCTAGACTAAAGTCAACCTTGTAAAGATCTTCAAAAACTGTTGACAGTATTTTTCTGTCATCTTCACTAATACCCGGTAAACTATATACACCTTTATCGTTAGCAATACCTAGACCTCTGATATCGTTGCGAGTGCTTTGACCTATTTTCATAAGTATAGCAGCTGCATTAGTTTGGAAATTTTCATCAAACTTATCATTAAAGTCTAGAAGTACAATACCTTTAGCTTCTTGATATCTCTTAATTGTTAAAAGATCATCTCTACTAAAGCCATAACGACCAAATCTATCACTACCATAATAGTTTAGTAGTTGGTTAGCAGATCTATTTTCACCGTCATTTCTGACTACAACAGTACCGTTAGCTCGGGTTAGATAGTAACGACCATCAGGTACATACTCTAACTCTCCGTCAACCATTTCAGCACTACGCATAGAGTTTAGTAAAGACTTTGTTTTATCTTTGTTGAAATAGAATACACCAAATTTAGCTGGGTCATTAGGACTGTTAGCTAAGATTAGTTTATCTTCTTCAGATAAATCGTAGTAGGTTCTGTCTCTTACAATTTGGTAAGTACCAGAGTTTTCGTCAAGTCTTAGACCTCCTGTTTTTAGTAGTCTGTAGACAGCAGCATCGTATCCGCTTGTAAATCTCTTATCTCTTTTAGCAATCTCGTCCCAGAAACCTGATACTCTTGCAAAGTCACCATCAAGCACTGCATTGAGAGTGTCACTAAGTACAGCTTTTTCTTGCACGTTTATAGCTTTGTCACTATCTATCAGTGTTGGATCTGCCTTTACTTGCTCAGAATAAGTTATAGCATCTTTAAGAGTAACATCTTCTGCTTCGTTTTTAACGTCAGATAATTTATACTTCTGGGTACTTATATTGTCAATTATATCTTTTGTTACTTCATTCTTTGTTATTCTTTTATCTCGACCGGTTTCGTTAGCTAGTCCTAAGTTTAGACCTTCTATAAGATCACCTTTAGCCATTGATAGTAGTATCTGATGATCTCCGGGTAACTGACTTGCTTTAGTAATTTTATTTTTACCTTCATTTTCTGGTAAGGCATTAAAATAATCAATGTACGCTCTTTCAACTAGGCCAAGCTCAGTAGCATATTGAGTAGGCTGACCAGCGTTAGGATAAGATCCATACTTAGATGATGTAAACTGTTTAGATTGTAGATTTAAAATGTCAGTTGGTACAGGCTCACCGGGAAATAGTTGCTTAAACTTTTTCTGTAAGACCATTACTTCACCGGGGTCTACTTCTATACCTAGTTCTCGATACTTTTCTTTTACAGGTTCTATTGTATTAGTTATAAAATCGTTGTATCTTATATTAAGTTCTTCAGTTGGATCAACATTGTAAGCATCCCTAGCTCTAAGATTAGCATTAGTAATAGCTTGTTTGGTTTGATCTTTTGGCCCACCTATTTTTAGATCTTCAAATGTTTTATATGTTCCAGAACTTTTTTCAAAGAACAACATTTCATCTTCAAGAGTGTTAAGATCTGCTGGTGTAAATGCACCATCACCTGTTCGTACACTTTCAGATACAATACTAAATAACTTAAGTAAAGCATCTTTGTCACCTTGAGGTGTATCTGGAAAGCCATACCTAATCTTGATAGTAGATATCATCTTATCTGTTTTAAGAGTATCTATTTGACCGGGTGTAGCATTTTGTAGTATGTTGGATATGTCATCAGATACTGCTTTATCATTACGTGTATCAGCATTAGCTGCAAGTTTACGCTCCAGACTAAGTAGGTCTCTTTCTTTCTTAGCTAATAGTTTTGGATAAATTACCTGATTCCATTCATCCTTAAACTGCTTACTATCAATATCATAGCCTGCTTCTTCGTAATGATATAACAAGGATGTAGTCATTAGTTCAAAACCTTGATCGTAAATCTCAACACCCTCATTCATGGTATTTACACCATTGAGTCCTTTTTCTTCTACATAATTAGTTAGGCCACCAGTAAGCTGTGGAAATAAATCCTCACCAAACTTACGTAAGGTAGTTTTATCTGAGCTAGCAACAGTAGCATTATAAAAATCTAACGCCGCTACGTCGCCAGTATCTTTATACTCATTGATTAGTGTGCCTTCAAGTTTAGCGTTTTCTTCAGCTAACTCATCGGCTTGTCTCTTTTTTTCAAGTCGACCGGCAGCATCTAGGCGTGAAGCTTCTGCTTCGTTGATATATTCTACAGCTTTCTTCTTTTTTTCACTAGCATCCCGAAACTGTACTACTTTGCCAAGAGTTTCGTCTACTAATCTTGCTAGGTCAGGTAATGTTCTTTGCTCTTCAAATATACGTTCTAAACGTCTTGATTCATCTCTAACATTCTGTGTTGTTGTGTCTATATTTTTATTGACAGACTCATCTAAATTAGGTGAGGTTCTATCATAGTTGGTTTTACTAATATCGGGTATCTCGTCCCGTGGTGTACCAACGACGTTTCCATATGATGATGACATTATGCGAAGTAATAGTTATTGTTTACAACAGGAGGTGTTTTAGGTGTCGTCAATCCTTGGAAACTTGTAGCAATACTGAGTCCAGTTTGAAGTAGCTGTAGTGTACCTGTAAAGTAATCTTTAGGCGGTAACATTGTAGGCATACCAAACTGTGGTGGTACTCCTAGTGCTTCTCTGGCTTTTGCGTTAGCGGTCTGATACTGTCGTATAGCACCCGTCTGTGCATATGCTATGTTTCTTGTAAAGTTTGTACGATCTATACCTTCTACTTGTGCTTTTTTACCTAGTAAAGCTTTATAATCATTTAAACCATAACGAGTAGATCGACCACCACCGTCTGATTTCTTTTTAGAAAAGTATATCTTAGCAGCAGTTTCTACTTCTTGTCTACCTTTTCCTTGGTTGTATTTTGCAGCAACCACTGCATCACTCAATGTACGGCTAAAACCTATGACATTATTATCTAATGTTTTTTCATAGATCATTTCCCGGTTGTTGAACTTGAGACCTTCGTTCGCAAATGCAAACTTCTTTTCTCTGTCTCTTTGTCTGGCAGCTTCTCGCTTGCCTTTGTTAGCGTCTAAGCACACGGCAAAATTCAATAAATGTTACATTGTTTGGCCCGTATTTTAACTTACGTAAAAACTTAAAGCCCAGAAACTTAAGCAGTTTTAAATGTGCTTTGTTTCTACTGTCAACGATATTCCAAAGTAGCTCTTCTTTACGGCTATCGACCCACCGTTTAGCTTCTCTGACAAATAGCATTGGCCCTTCTTCTATTACTGGAGTGCAGAGCATCCAGATATCTCCTTCTTTTCCTACGCCTGCCATACCAGCAGTCTTGCCGCTAGGCGACGTGAAGTACACATAGGATGGATTTTGAGCCATAAGAGGAAGGTAGATCATAGGATCTATCCCATGCCCCTCTTCGACTTCTCTGCGGTCTTCTGGACGTAGATTAGAGGCCACCTCCAAGGCAGCCTTTACTGTGAGTGGGTGAATGTATTTACTCATAAATCGTTATATATTGGTTCTAACTTTTCTATTGTGTCAGCCATCCAAGGTTCCCAAGGCATTTGTTTCATACCTTTCTGGACGTATCGTTCATACCATCTGTTGGTTTTCATTCTCCAATAGAAGTATCTGAGTTCTGTTTCTGTGAGTTGTATGTTATACACGTTTATAATATTTGGGTGAGTAATCTCCTTCCCAAGACAACGATCTAAGCGTAGCTGGGGCAGGGTGTGATGATTTGAGTGTTATCTCAACGTTTGTGTTTTTCTCGTAGACTGGGACAGTCTTGATAAACTCTTCGAGATATGGTGCATCAGATGCTTCGTACTCGTCGAGCTCTGTTGACTCGTAGATTTCTGTGTAATCATTCTTGCCAATTCGTTCGAGTGTTGTTTCGTAAAGTCCTATCTTACCAAAGTGAAACTTGACTCTGTGTAAAACTAAAGATGAGTTTACATCAGATCTAGACACATTGTTCTGTGCTCTGGTAGGATATATTGTTGGAAGTTTTACTTGGTACGGATAGATGTATCCGATTGTAAGTGTAGCACCAGACCAGTTACCGGGTAAAGTAAAGCTTGTACCTGATACTGTAGCCTTGGCGTACCGACCAACTCTAGGGGAGCTGGTATTTGTGTCAATCACAACTAGATCGTGGTTAGGTGTGGTAACTGTGTTCAACCAACTGACACCAGAAAAGGTAGTCAGATTTGTAGTTGAGTTAAAGCTGCCGCCGCTAACAGTAGTATGATTATCCACATGTAATAAGAAGTCGACATTGTCTTGTACTATGCTAGGGTCGCTATCAGCCTGTATTAGTTTGATGCTTTGTAGGTAGTAGTCACTATCTAAAAAGAAGTACTCGTCATTAATAATAAAATGATATACTAATGGATTATTAAGCTTCCATTTAAACCATGCAGCCTGCGATCTTTTCTCTGCGGTTTGGAAATATTTATAACCAAACACTGTGTCTGTTCCTGTTTTACCTATCAATACAATAGAGTTTTCTCTAGAGTTAGTGATAAGGTCTATGTCTTTAGGCAGTAAGGTAGGAACAATTTTACTTACCTCGACTATATTAGGTTGACCCTCTCGTGCTGTATTAGCCATCTCGTTGAATCTACTAAACTTACCAGAGTTATCTATGTAAGCAATCGTAGTTCCTAGAGATATAGGGGGCATGTTTTCGTTGTAGTTAAATGTAGCTACACTTCGTAACTTAGCTGTATCAGGGTTAAAAACTGTATCATCTGATGCAAGTAAGAACTGTTGGTTAGTACTAAATACAAGTAAACCAGCTGTAATCTCTATACCATCAAACAAGTCAGAAGGAAACATAGACGCAGCTGATATATCTACAGGGTCAGCTGTTGAAACTGTCAACGCTGTCTCAATAAAGAAATCAGGCTCACCAAGAGTTCCGGGTCTAGATGTTATAACATTTTCTCCTGACAATAGTGCTAACCTGTTACGGAAAAATAACACCTTGTTAATACGTTTACCTACAAATGTCGGCATAGGATTAGTTACATCATCACCTACATCCCTGTCACCATACGTAAATGGTCTGACTGTAAAAGTTGTTGTAGCTGTACGCTGTATAACTAATGGCATATTAGTCAATGACTTAGCTATACCGGGCTTTGCACACTCTACCCAAGACCCATTACCATCTTTGTCGTTTTGTCCCTCGAATCTTAAGTAGTAGTCATCCTCTTCAGCTCGCAAAGCGTTCTGTACTTTGACTATATAGCCATGTTTGCACTGGTTTGGCAACCCTTGTACATCATTTACAGAACTTTGCATAACACGCATTAGATCGTTTTCTACTACGTTAACAGTAAAAGAGTTATTACTAGATAAGTATATACCATTACCTATATGTTTTGCTGTTATACCAGTCGGTAAATCCTGTATAATACCACCTATAATTGTATCAGCTGTAACTGCTGTTTGTGCGTCAAAAGGTGTAGGTTCTGGGCGTATCAATCCATTACCGTTAGATCCTCCAAACACAGTAGCGTTTAACTGTGTGCTTTCGATTTCTTCTACTTCTATTGTATATGTAGCATTTCCTCCACCAGATGCACCTCCACCAGCTGAGTCAAGAGTCACAGTAACCTGATCTCCTACATCCCAACCTTCTCCACCATGTAGTAATATAACTTCACGCTGGTAACTACATCTGTAGTTTTGTCCGTCTGGAGATGGGTCACTTGAACTGTAGTTATAGTTAGGACTTACACCTTGTTGTCCAAGAATGTTGAGTCTAAATATTAAGTTTTTCTTTGAGCCTGAGTCGACACTAAATACTTGAGTTCCAATACCGGGGCAAGAGCCTGAGCCATCAGATTCATCAAGTGTGTCAGATGCAATTTTAATACGTGTAGCACGTTTGACAGTTGTAACAGTAGCACTGTCAAATATATCAAGTCCATATTGTCTTCCGTTTTCTGTTCGTAGCAATTCAATCATTGCAAAGTGTGGGTCAGGAGTCCCATCTGTTGTGCCTGTAGTTCCAACTAAAGTATTAGAATTAGTAGAGTCCCTACTTGACACAAATGTAGTATCATTGATAGTGAGGAACTGTAAGTTTTCTGGGTCACTTGTTGCTAGATAGTTTTGTACTGTTGTTTGATGATTCGTACCATTGTGTGTATAGCTTGTGGTCATTTGTGTACCGTCACTACAACGCCATACACGTACCTGACCATCGGCTGCTACTTGTCCTATGTAAGATCCCTCTGTCTCATCACGAAAGTAATGAAACCAAGACCCACCACTTTGTACATTGGTAAGTGCATCGGTTCCAATTCTTTTAGCACCCGGTCTTTTAAATAGTCCTTTTGTAACGTCTGGTATAGCGTTTACTATTTCTGTGACTTGGCCGGGAAACTTTAGGTTGTCAGGCTGTTCTGACATACCTAATGAGAAAGTAGGTATAGTTTGTGTTACGCTTGCCATTATCGTCTAAGGTTTCTCCAAGGTTGATAAGTTTGATATGCTGTGCCCTCTGGAAATCCAAACATGCTGTGATCTCCTTGGTTGCACTCGTACTCCATCAAAGACGCTCTGGCTAGACCCTCTTGCTGAGTCAATAGTTTTACAAGATTAGGGTTTGATACTAGCTGTACTGCTGCTAGTCTTGATGCTCTGTAAGTAATATAACGTCTGAATACTATAGGTGTATCTTCAAAATTGTAAAGTCTGACAACATTCAAATCTAGATCTCCGTCAAACTCATCTGTATGATCTATCTTATCGTATATAAATCCATTACGACGTATAAGGTCATGGTGTCTACGTGCCTGATTGTCGTGTAAATCCATAGCAAGTATATCATTACCTATTGCAATCTTTTTAGTAACAGCATCAGGTGTAAACTTTACGTGATATTCTGTGTTAAAATGCCAGCCTTCTGCCTGTATATCTACATTACCATCACGTAGTAAGTTGTATATTACAGCAACTTCTGGGTTATCAAAGTTTAGTGTTGTCTGTGGTGATTGTCCGATAGCTCCCAGTATAGAGTTCACTGCGGATAGTTCGGTATCGGTGTCAATAGTTGTGGTAGCCATAAGAAAAAAGGGAGCCGAAGCCCCCGTATAAAAATAAAAATTAAGCGTTAGCTGGGTATGTAGTACCAAATCCAGCTGGCTTAGTTGTTGTTCCAGCGAACAATTCAACACAAGCAGCAGGGTTTAGGAAGTCTGCTCCCATAGCTAGTCTTCCAAGGATTACGTCACCTTGGTATACAACAGAAACATCACCTGAAGTTACCTGAACCTGTGGGCCGATAGCTTCTACAACAGCAGCAGCTTCTCTTTGGAAGATAAGTCCGCATGTGTTTGCGAATGATGTAGAGTTTCCGTAGTTGTTGTTGATACCTGTAACTGAAGCTCTTGCATCTTCTGTAGAAACAGAAACGAAGTCACCTGTGTTACCGGGATCAATAGTTGCAAGGTCAGTACCAGCTTGTGCACCTGATGAAGGAGCATACTTTGTACCATACTTGCTGAAGAATGGGATGTTCATTGACTTGAAGATCTGGATGCCTGCAATCTCAATGATTCCATTTCCACTCTGTAGAGCTGTACCTTGTACATCTCTGTTTACAAGACCGTTAGAACCTACAGCTTGGATAAGTTCATAGTACTGTCTTGGGTTTAGAACAGCGACTCTACCCTCAGTAGATACACCCTTCTCGTCTAGTGCAGCAGCTGCATCATAGAAAGCTGAGATTAGGTGTGTTGAGCTGTAAGCGTCGTCTGCATCTGATCCAGCACCAACTTGGATCTGTGTTCCACCGGGCTCTGCAAAGTTGGACATAGAAACAGGAGAAGCCTGTCTAGCACCTTTCGCAATAGCACGGAAGATAAGTCTGTCATACTTCTCTGCAAGAGCATAACCGATCTTGTTTGAGATTTCACCACGTAGGTCGTAGTGTGCTAGTGTCTCGTCTAGCTCATAAACAAAAGCTGAACTAATTAATAGGTCATCTATTGTCACAGTTTTTTCTGCAACTGGAGGAGCCTTCTGGTCGTTACCAAGTATGCTCTGGCCGGGTGTATGATACTCGGCTGTTGTTCTACCAGTGTAGATGAACTGCATTGACTTACCAGAAGTTAATGTTCTCTTCTGTACTAAGTCT